CATCCTGGTTGCGCTCATAGATCGCCAGCGCGCCGTTGTTGCTGGCGCGCAGTATCTCCGTGCGGGCGATCAACTCGGTGCGATAGAAATAAGCCTGGTTCGCCGCGCGCGCTGCCGCCGTGCGCCGGGAGATGTCTACGCCCAGCGCGCGCGCCAAGCGAACCTGCGCCTGGTAAATGGACTCGCCTTCAATTTGACTTTCAACCATGGCGCGGCGGACGATCCGCTCGAACTCACCGCGCGCGTCCAGGAAGCGGTCTACGAACGTCAGGCCAATATACGGTTCGAGAATGGCGGCGCGGATGGCGTCCGTCGGCAGGATCGGAATTTCTAGCGGCAGGCCGGTGCGCAAACCTTCTTCCAACTGCCATGCGCCGCCGTAATAACCGGCCTGGTAGCCGCGCACACTGGCGCGCAACGCCGCATCCATCGCCGCGCTGTTGAGCGATTCCAGTTCCGAACCGATCTGCGCCAGAACCGCCTCGGTGCGCGTGCGGAAGGCCAGATCGGACGCGCTCCAGGTCTCGCCCGCGCCGTACTGCGCCGCCACGCTGCGCAGCCGCGAGGCCATGCGCTCGAACGCCTCGCGGTAAATGGCGTAAAGTTCATTGACCGCCAACTCTTCCAGCGCCCACAGCCGGGAGCGGATATAGGCCTCCGCCTCCTGGATCGTGCGGGCGCGGATGGCTGAATTGCGCGCGATGACGGTAACTAAATCGGGCAGGGCCATTATGAAAGTAATTCAATCTCATGATCCGTGATCTGGGTCAACGGCTTGACCCGGTTGCAGCCGACGCACTGATAGAGCGTCTCCAGCACCCGGAACTCGCCGTCCACGATCTCGCCGCGCGTGAACGGCCCCTGAAAGCGGGTCGCGCCGCACTCGCACATTTTGACCGTCTTGGTGCGCGTGGTCGTGGCGATTGTGTATTTGGCTTTTGGCTCACTCATGGCTCTTGTCTCCTATCTGAAGATAGTCTTTAGACTAAGATAGATAACCGCTTCCGGTTGGCCCGGTCATGCTAAGCGCCCGCCAGCGTTCCGTCCAGACGTTGCCCTGCTCGGTCTCCGTCCATCCCTCGGCTATTTTAGCACAGTGCTCGAATTGGAAATACTGCGCGGTGAAGGCAGGGGCTTCAGGAATGGTCGTCTTGATCTCGAAATGCACCTTGGGCACGCTGGCCCCGCTGCCGGTCGCCGGATCGGGCCGGTTGGCCGTCACCGCCTGCCGGTAAGTGAACTGGAATTCGACCGGATCGTTGCTCAAGAGTTTGTGATGATGCGGCGTATCGCGTTCTAGCACCGCCGCGACCGTGCGCGCGCTGCGGTAGGCCGCGCCCGGCAGGACAAATCCGACGAGCGCCGTGGGCGCGGCGGAGGCCGTCGTCCATCCGCCCGTCCCAGAAGCTTCTACCCAGCGCAGCGCGCCCTCCGCGAAAGTGCGGGCTTCGTACCCGGTCGCCGTGCCAGCGGCTGCCCCGGTCGTATATTCGAGTTGTATCCCCGCGACGGTAACGCGGCGGAACGCCGAGGGCGCGTATTCGATTTCCGCGTCCGCGACCGTGACGCGCCGGAACGCCGAGGGCGCGTATTCGATTTCCGCGTCCGCGACCGTGACGCGCCGGATGCTCACTATGTATTCTCACACGACTTCAAAGCGCGCTTGGAGCGCGTCTATCTCGGCCTGCGTCCAGGCAGCCAGCGTTTGCGGATTGGTCGCGTAATTCGTGCCCGCGTAACGCGCATAGCTCGACGTGACCGCCTGGGCGCTCCCGGCATATTCTACGCTATTGGTCTTCAGACCGACCTTGATCGAATCTCCGGCGGCGGTCTCCTCGCGCGCGCGGCACTCGGCCCACACGCGCAGAACGGTGTTGCCGGCGATGGTGAACGTCGTCAGGTTGTACAGGTCGTATTGCGTTGCAGTGCTGGACGAGTTATAGGTCGTGTCGGAGTCGGGCGGGATCTCGTCCACGTTCTGGTAATTGCTGCCCGCGCTGGGCGTGAGCTGCGTCACGTCGCCCGCTGCGTTGGGCGCCAGGATGACCACCTTGCCGTCGCCGGGGTAGCCATCGTCTACGCCGCCGGTAGTGTCATTGAAAGCCAGGTCATCATAGTAATTGTTGGGTCCGCCCGTACCGCCCGCTCGAAAGATAAGCGTATCAAAGGTCGTATCCGCGCCAGGCTTGGTGTCGCCGCTGAACGTAACCCAAACCGTTCCGTCTACCTTGACTTCCAGTACGCCCGTGGTGTCGTGGATATTGACGCGCCATTCCAGGTTGTACCAGGTATCTAAGGTGAGCGAATTAGTACTAGTCGCTACGAGCGTGCCAGTGCTGGTATATAACTCAATGCGGCCCGTGGCGTTATAACGGATGGAGCCCAGATCGGTAGTTCCCTTGAACCAGCGCATGATCGACGCGGCAATGGCGGTATTGCTGGACCGAAAACCGATCCGGCCATAACCGTCCGCCAGAGCGGTGATATTTTTTTGCAGTTGGGACGCGGCGCCAGAGCCAGAGGGAACGCGATAACTGGCTGCGCCACTGCGGAAAACCGCCGTATCGATTACTGGCGAGCCGACTGTGGTCGAAAAGAAAAGAAAGTCTTGGAATTCCGCCCCGTCGGTGAAGATCCTCGTCATTGTTGGCTCCTATCAATGCAAAAGCAGCAGGATTTCATCGTATATTTCAAATTCCCGCTCCGCGTCCGCATGTCGCCCGCTCAACAATGCGGCCACGCCGCCCGTCGGCGCTTCGGCTTCAGCGGGCGCGCCGTCGCCGTCGCCGAACCAATAGTCGGTCGCGAAATAGTCGGCGGCAAAATAATCGCGCCCAAACACATTACGTCCCGTCGCGCGTCGTGATGGTCGTCCGGCTGCCCGCGCCGTCGGTCGTCACGTCCAGACGGTCTTTCGCATCCGCCACGTCGCGGTATTTGAACACGTTGCCGACTTTGCTCGATTTGCCGCTGACGGCGGCCAGGGCGATGCGCAGGACGTCGCCTGCCGTATGCGCGCCTTCCAGGACGCTGAGCCAAACTTTATCCGCCGCGCCTTGCGCGAAATCTCCCGCCGCCTGGATAGACGCATCAAGTTTGTTGGTAAGGGTAAAGGTCAGTTGGTCGGTCTTGGCTTTGATGGCTGCGACTTCCGTATCAATGTAGCCTGCTATCGCTGCGAGTTGCGTGTCCAGGTTGGCCGCCGCCAGCCCAACCGCCGTCCGTATGTCACCAGCGGCCAAATCATTGAAGCCGGTGATGTCTGTGCCTTTCGCAAGCGTGGCCTTGAGCGCCACGTCATCGCTGGCCGTGGCTGTCGCCGCCCAGAGTTTCACGTCGGCATAGCGGATCAGGGCGGCCTCGGCCAATAGGATTTCGTAAGTCGTCGTCGCGTCCGGCGCGGTCTCCCAGTTCGGCGTCACGCTCGCCACGCGGCCCGACGTATAGGCCGTGATGACGCGCGCCTGGTTGTTGAGCGAACCGGAGCCGCCGCCGCCGCCCGTCCCGCCGGTCGTGCGCACGATGCAGCCGATGAGCAGGTCGGCGACCGCCGGGGCGGGAGATACGAGCGTGATACTCCCTGCCGCGCCCGCGCTGGCCGTGCCGGAGAAGAGCGTCGCCAAGACGTGCGGATAAAGAGTCAAGAGCGTAGGCTTCGGGCCGGACGCGACTTTAGCCGCCACGCCGACGAGTGCGCCGTTCAGTTCATCGCCAGTCAGAGTGATATAGCCCATGCCGTTGCTCCCGGTCAACACGGTCAGCTCTTCGGTGCAGTCCGCGAAGGCCGCGCCGTCAATCGAGCGTTCCGTGTCCGGCGCCACAGGATCTTCGGGCTCGCCTTTGTTGTTCAGATATGGAATCAGGACCGTGAAACGGCAGCCGCGCACGGGATAGGGCAGCGCGGCGTGAGAAACGGAATTAGCCATCGCCTCCCGACTCCGTCTGCCCCGGTCAGTAAATTCTTACGCCCTGGACGCCGATCATCACGGGCCTCGCATAGTCCGTCATGCCGACCCAGCGCGCGGCCGGCTGCTCCTCCACGTATTCGATCATCATTCCAATCATCGTGATACGTCTGACCTGCGGCAATACATACTCGATCTCCCCGCCGATAGTCGTAATCCGCCGTACAGGATCGGGCGCATACTCGATCTCCCCACCGATGGTCGTTACGCGGCGAATGCTCGGCATGATTTATTCTTCTTCCGTATCTTCGGGCGTATACCGCGTCACCTGCTCGATCACGACGGGATGGCCCATGCGATCCTGCTGCACGACGCTGGTCGTCTTGACGCCGACCGGCATCTCGACTTTGGCCGTGACCTCGATCGCGGGCTGCTCCTTTAGCGCGTCGGCGATAGGGGTCACGTCCAGGGGCGGGATGACCGGCGCGGGAATGTCGCGCACCGCCCGCTCGATGGCGTCGGCGATCGGCTGAGTGTCCGGCGCCGGGGTGGTGATCTGCGGCTTGATCTCGATGCCCGGCTGCGGCAGGGAGACGTTGAGATGGATCGGCAGGGTCAGGTCAAGTTTTTGCGGCGTCGGTTCGGGGAGCGCCAATTGCGCGCGGGCGATGATCTCCTGCTCCTGGAGCACCGTCATCGCCTTTTGCACGGCGGCCAGGGAGTCGCTGAGCGCGCTCATTCGCGCGCCGTCGGCGGCCTGCGCCTGCCGATGCGACTCGCGCTCGACTTCCTGCTCCATCTCTTGCGCGCCGTTATTTCCATTGGGCGGATATTCCGCCAATCCCGGCAACCGTAGGCCGTTGGGCGGCGCGCTGCCCAGGCCGCCCGCCGCCTGCCGCTCCAGGTCAGCTTGTTCTTCGCGCCTGATCTTTTTCTGCTCTATCTGCCAATCGAAGCCCATGCGGCCCGACGAAGTTTCATTGCTCGCCCACCCATAACCCACGGCAATCTTCAAGGCCTCGGCGAGCGTCTTGGGGTCTTCTTCTTCAAGCTCGGGCGCGGCCAGGTCGAAGGCTTCAATGGCCGGGATGCGCTTCGGCGCGCTGTCCGCGTCCAAGACCGGCTCGCCCTCGGCATCCTGTTCCTCGACTTCTGCGGGCAATAATCCGGCTTCGATAGCGGTCTCTAATACGCGCTGATAGATCGGTTGCCACACCTGCCATAGCATAATGTCCTGGAAGTGGCTGAACTTGCGCAGGGCGGGAAGCTGCTGTGCCGTGGCGCTGGCGAGATTGGCGTTGGCGCCGTCCGAGAGCATGTACTCCGGCATCTGCGCGCCGATGGCGGTCATCATTTTGATCTGCCGCCCGTCCTCGGCCACGTCCGCTGCGCTGATCTTGTTGGAGACCTCCGACCATTCTTCTTTATCATTGCTGACAATTAGTGAGCCGGGCGGCGGCGGCTGCTTGTATTGCGCGCGTTTCGTGACGACCTGCGACGGCGTGCCGCCGATGAGCTTCACCCACCACAGCAACGCGCCGCGCCAATGGTTCTGCCGGGCGCGGCCTTCGAGCCAGTCTTTGTAGGCGCGCAGCCAGGGCAGGATACGGAAGAGTTCGGGCCGCCCGCGCGTCTCGTAGGAGCATTGATTGATGGCGATGTGCAGCACGTTGGCGGCGGGGATCTCGTCGTCGATATTCTCGAAATCGCCCGGCGTGCCGTCCGTCTGGCCGCCGAGTTGGTGATAGCCGCGCGCGCGCTTGCGGAAGCCGCGCTCGGTGCGTATCCAGTCGATCTCCCAGGGCGGCAGGGGAACGATGACGACTTGCTCATCATTTTTGAAAAATCGGATAAATAATTCGCCGTCAAGTTGCAGATCATTACAAAATGATTTTTCGTACTGTTGGACGGCGTTCTCAGGATTGAGCCGGAATTCTTCCAGGATTTTCTCGACCTGCTCGTTGCGATAGGTGACGGTCAACCCATCCCCGACCGAGAAATAGGTCGTCAGGGCGATGGCGGCGTTCGCCAGCGGGTTGCGCTCCCAGGCCATGTGGCAGCGCGCCAGTACCGCTTTGCGCGTGACGAAATCCCACTCGCGCAGCGGATCGGCGGTCGGGAACTGGGACAGGTTTTCAGAATAGCGATAGGGGCGGTCGAACTGGAAGTGGAACGTGGATTCCGCTTCCGCGATATAGGTCTTGACGATCGCGGCTTTCTGCTCCGGCGTGGCCCATTCGGGGACGACCAACGGCATAGAATAGTCTACGCCATCATCAATGAAGGTCTGCGTATTAGGCGCGACCGCGCCGCCGGGGTCTTCGGCGGCGAAGAGCAAGAGCAGGCGAACGAATGCGCTGCGAACTCTGCGCCAGGCCGCCGACATGCTGGCGGAAAGAAATTCAATCACGCGTCGATGGGCGCATGGCTCTGCTCCTTCGGCATCCTAATCCAGGGCCGGCCCTGTCCAGTTCTCATCATCGCGCCGCACAAAATCAGGCTTGACGCGGCCCGCGCCGTAGTAGTCGGCGCCGTCGTCGATCGTATGTGGGCGCGGCGCGATCCAGACGGACGGGAAGATCGGATCGAGCAGCGCGGCGAGCGCATCAATAGTCGCTTTGAGAAATTCTGTATTGAGCGGCTTCGACAACTTCTCCATACGCATCACCTCCTGACAGGTCTAACTCCGTGATGGCCCACACCAACGCGTCCATCCGGTTAGGCGAATATGCCGTTCCCGGCGCCCACGAGCACATCTCGTCTTCCAGTTCGGGGAACTGGCCGACGTGATGGACGCGGCGATGCTCGTAGTGCGCCGCGACCGGCTCGGCGCGCTGCGCTTTGCCGCGCGAGGCCGTGACCAGCTTCACGCTCGGCGCGCCGGGGATAGTCTCGATCGTACGCGCGACCATCTCGCCGCCGAAATTGGCCTCGGCCACGAGCGCGTCAGCCTTGAGCCGGTGATAGAGCGCGACGGCGGCGGCCGCCCATATGCCGGGGCTGGCCTGTATTGTACCATCCGCCAAGATAAAGCCGTGTGTTTCCGGATAGCCCAGGCAATTACACGGCCCGCAGCCTGCCGCCACGATGCCGCAGGCGTTGCCGTCCGCCGCCCCGCTCGGATCCACGCCGACGACGACGCGCGTAAGACGCGGGGCCTCGGCCACGCGCAGGGAGTCGATCAGTTCCGGCGTCCACAGCGCGCCCGGCATGGCGTCCAGGTCTTCGGCTTCGATCTCCTGCCGGTAGGCCAGAGCCGTCATATCGTCCGTGATCTCGTCCAGCGCCGAAGCCGACAGATGCGGATTGGCGCGGCTATGGAAATGGAACGCCGCCCAGCGGCCACGTTTATCTTTTTCCGCGCGCTTGTAGAGTTTGGCCGCATGGCGCTTGTCGCGCGCCTTGCTCACGCTGCGGCTGTGCAGTGAAGGCGGCGTGTAAACGAATACCGCGTCGCCGTCATTATCCAGGAGCATCGGCGCGCCGACATTGCCCCAGGCATCCTCCGCCATCAATTGATATTCATCCAACAGCAAAAGATCGGCATAGTCTCCCCGCAACGTGTCGGCGTTCCAGGCGCTTTTGGCGCGGATACGGTTCTCTGTGCCGACCCGCTCGATGATGTGCAGCGTCTCATTTTTATAAAGTCGGCCCGCGTCAATCGGCGCTTGCAGGGCGGCCTTGACCTCGTGCCAGAAACGGTCGAGCTGCTCCTGCGTCGGCGTCGCGTACAGGATGCGCCGACCGGCCAGGAACTCCCGCACCGCGAGAATGGCGACGCCGACGGTCTTGCCGCCGCGCCGCCCGGCGCGGATCACCTTGCGCTTGGCGGCGCTCTCGATAAAACGCCGCTGCTCAGGATGCGGCTCGCGGAGGCGGGCCGTGACCTGCGGCGGCAGCGCCGCCCGGCGCGCCTTCTCCGCCAGCAGGAGCGCCGCCTGTTCCCGCTCCTGACGTGGAAGCGCGAGCAAAGAGTCCAGAGAGTAGATCATTCAATTCTCTTTCCGACATGCGCGAAAGCTGCTCGATGGTGATCGGCCCGCCGTCCGGCCCGCTGTGCTCAAAATGTTTTGTTACCGTTCCCTCGGCGCGGTCTAAAAACGCATTGAGCAAACTTGCTTGGGGTTCAAAAAGAAGCGCCGCATAGACTCGCAACACGACGGCTTGTTTGAGTGTCACCCCTTCGCCAATGGACAAGAGTTTTCGCGCCAATTCCATTGACTCTTGCGCGGCTTCGCCAGGCGTCATCTCGCCATAGCGTTTGATGATTTCTGTCCAACTCTCGCCGCGCTTGGGCGCCCCCTTGAGATTAACACGTGGGTCATCCCGCCCTGTGAAAGGTTTTCCGCGCGGTTTTGCTTTTGCCTTAGAGTTAACTCTTGACTTCCTTTTCAGCATTGCGAACCTTCACCCCACGGCGTGCGCCACAACCAGCACACCTCTTTGATTTGCTGTCCGTATCGGGGATTCTTCCGCAATATTCACACTCCATCGTAGAAGCGGAATCCGACGTTGATTTGTCGTTATCAACGCCTTCGATTTCGATCAACAAATCCCGTCCCGCTTTGCGGATCGTGAAATTTCCGCGCTTGCGCAGACTTATCATCGCGGGGCGGTCTAGCAATTCAGGGAACTCCACATGTTTTTCTTCGCCGGATATGAAACGCATCGTCAATTATCTCCTTTAGGTGGCGGTCATTTCGATTCCGCGCGCCGGATGAACTCGCGCGCCTGCTGGTCGTGCATGGAAAGCATGGCATTCATGGAGTTGGTTTGCAGCGTCAGCGCCTTGATCTCCTCGGCCAGCCTGCCCATGCCCTCGCGGTACAGGCCGTTGTTGTCCTGCAGCGCGGCCAGGAACGACTCGCGCTGCTCGTCCAGGAAGCGCCGCCACTCCGTTTGGTTGGATTTCGACTCGTCGTGCGCGCGCTTGTCGCGCTCCAGGGTGAAGAAGACAAACACCGCGACGATGGCGATCTCCGGCACGAGCCGCGTGAGCGCGGCCCAGTCCAGCCCGGTCATGGATCACGCGCGCCGTTTCGTGATGAGGAATGTCGCCTGGTTGATGACCAACGCCGTGAAGAACGCCCGCAAGGCGGGCTCCGCGTTCGCGGGATAGCACGACCAGTCGGACGCGCATTGGCTGGCGACGACGCCGACCGCCGAAAGCGCGAGCAGGCCCGCCATGACCTGCCGCTTGCGCAAGCCGTCGAGCGCCGCGTACCAGCCGTCGAACTTCGGCAGGTAGGAGGCCGCCAACGAGAGCAGGAGGCCGGAAAGTGCGGAAAGATTCTCTGGTGTCATGTCATGCTCCTTTGCAAATGGGCGGGAAGCCCAGCCGCTCCCCGCCCGAATAGGGGAGGCGCGCTAGAGTGTAACACGAATCGGGCGGCGCGCAAATGGGGGACTAACGAAAAGCAAACTCTATTGCAGATCGTCGTCTTCCCCCTCCGGCCCCCACAGCAGCGCCCACAGCAGCAGCGCATAGAGCGGCAGGGCGATGCACAGCGGGCCGTAGGCGGCGAAGGCGAGCTTCAATGAATCCAGATACGCCATATCAGGACGCCCAGGCCGACGATGGCGAGCCAGGCCAAAAGGTCGAGCGCCATGACCGCCAGCCACATCACTACGAGCGCCGCGCCGTGGGCGCGCTCAGATTCCGGCGCGTCCATTTTACTTCGCTTCAGATTGCGCGGGTTCTTTTTCATCATCTGGCGCGGCTTGCTTCGCGGCCTCGATGAAAAGCAGAATGTCATTGTAATGGCCGATGTATTCCATCCGGCGCGACTTCGGGATGGCGTTGAACATTTCTCCAATTGCCTTCACCGTCTCTTCGGCTTCTTGCTTAGTGAAACTACCTTGGGACATGATCTTTTCTCCTTTGTATTATTTCAAAACCTCGGCGGCCTCGCGCCCGCCGGGTAGGGCAGGCCCGTGAGCGCCGCGCCGATGATGCGCCGCCCGGAGCGCCGAGTGAACGGCTCACGCCAATAGGCCCCCGCGTAGGGCACGATCTCAACCATCCCGCCCCTTTCCAGAACGTCCAGGTATTTCTGCGCCGCGCGCTTGCTCATGCCGATCCCCAGGCGCAGGGTTTCCAGCGACGGCACGCGACCCTCGGCGACCGAGCGCGCGGCGGACACGCGGTCGCAGGCGCGGACGAACTTGAGAGTCCTGGAAACCCAAAACTCGCGGTGATGTGCAGCGACTAGGGCCACCGGCGGGCGGAATTCGTACCGCATGAGCGGCACGGCGGCAAGCGGGCGCGTGGGCGCGAGCAGGCGCGGCCAGCGGCGGGCGATGATGAATCCGAGATATATCCCGGAGATAAGGCCGACGAAGAAGTTCAACATGACTCATTTTATAAGCGGGATGGTCAATTCGACGACACCGACGATCAACGCCACGAGAAAAAATATCAAGGCTGCGAAGAGTTGTTGTTCAGGAGATACCGTGATCGCGCCGATAGCAGACAGCAAAGCGGTGAGCGTCGCCTGTATGCCCATCCCGACTAAGACAAGTTTCATTTCCGTTTCGGCTTCGGCGGTCGGCCCACGCCGCATTGATTTCGATTGTCACGGTAAGCCATGACCTCTGCGCGTGAAAATACCAGAGCGAAGCCGAAATGTACACAACGTAACCGACCATTTTTGACATGCTGACGTATATTGTTCCCATTTGCACACCTAGCAATTGAGCAGCTTCTCTGGTTGGTATTTGATCTTCTAGCGTTGGCGGAAAAATAAGAGAAGAATCATCTTCCGGATTCCATTTTGATTTCAATTTCATATGACAAGAAGTACAAAGCATGATGACTGACTCTGGATCGGAATAATCCGGGTGATGGCCATGGAGCAATTTTTTCTTTCCGCAGCTCTCGCATTGTCCGTCGGCTCTGTCTTTTGCTGCCTTGAGCGCCTCAGGTGTTGGCTTTGCCAACTGTTGCGCGCGTTGTCGAGTAAATCCGAAACGCTTTGCAATCTTGGCGTAAGATAAGCCCTCCAGTTTCAAGCGGAGAACTTCTTCGCGCCTCGGATCGTTCATTTTGATTTCGCCTTGCCTCTCCGTTTCGCAAGCCATTCAATCAACAGTTCGCGTATAACCTGTGACAACCCGCCGCGCTTATCCTTGCTGGCTTCCATCGCTTCGGACTTAAGCGCCGGTTCCAGAGCCAGAATTACCCTTTCCGTCTTTGCCATGATTCTAACCTTTTTCCTGCTTGCGCTTTTCATAAACTTTCATATAATTATATAAGCAATACGGACGGGCGTCAAGCCTGAAAATAGAACGGAATTAGCACACATAGATAGCCCGGAAACGCGGTTTCCGCGCCAACTAACTCTAACCAAGGCTATCTCTCAAAGCCGTTGAAACATGCTATAAAAGAGACATGAACAAGACCAACCAACAGAAACGCATCAGGATCATCCGCGAAATCGCGCGCGAACTGCGGCAGGATAGAAACCGCAACGCGGCCTACGCGATGAAGGCCGCCCGCCGCTACGCTGATTGGTTCGTGAAATAACCATGACCGCCCCGCGCCCCGCCCCGCTCGACTTCTCCCGCGCTGACCGCGCCGAAATCGCACGCCTGCTCTACGGGACGCGCGACCTGACCCGTCAGAAGACCGCGAAACTTTCGCTGGCCCGCGCCGAGATCGGGCGGCTGGCCGACCTGCTGGCGCAGGCGCGCACCGACTTAGCTGTAGCGAATGAGATCATCGAGCAGCAGCGCGCGGCGCTGGACGCGGTGCGCGCGGCGCTGCCGAATGAATAGACCGGCCCCCGCGCCCGCGACGAACGGCGCGCGCCAGTCTGCGGATTGGCGTAACGCGGGAAAAAGCCCCGCTCGGCGGCGCGGGAGCCGGATCAACTAAAAAGGAGAATCAAAATGACCCCCCTTATGAAAGAAAAAATAAAGGAAGAACTCACGGATGGTCTTCTCCGTGAGTTAGGGGACAGATGGAACAACGCGCGCATCCGATGCACGCGTTCCGTGGAAGGGGTCGAGGGGGAGACCGAGGGGGAAGCATACCGGTATTATTACCGGTATGCTTCCACCGAACAGGTGGAAGACAAATCTGATCGCCCCCTAAATGGGGGGGTGAAGATAGTCGTGAACCGGCAGGGGGCGTATCGGATGAATCTTTCCACTGGGAAGGTGGAAAGATTGGGGGATTTCGGTAAGAAGAATGTTTACCCCGGTGATGGAAGCACCATCACCGTGTGGGTATTCAAATATTATCCGGAGATTGCCCCATGACCCCCGGAGTTGGTAAATCCTTCATCGATCCCGAAATGGCCGAGCAAATCCGCGCGCGCGGCCTGCCCGTCGCGGCGCACCTGTCGCCCGCGACCCAGCCGGAAGACGACGGTCGGCGCGCCGACCTGACGAATTGGGAAGCCGCTTACCTGGAAACGATGAACAAGTTGCGCGCCTGCCGCTGGTCGCATCGCGTCCAGGCCGAGGCCGCTGACCGCGCCGAGTTGGAAGTGAAACGCCTGCGGACGGAGAATACCCTGTTGCGCGCGGCGCTGGCTGAGTGGCATCGCTCCGACCGCAAGGCGAGCGCGCCGCCACGACCTTGAGCAAAAGGAGAGACAAGCATGACCGGCGTCACATTTGTTACACTCGGCAACGGCCAGGTCGCCGTCGTCACAGCAGCGGGCTACGAGACGTTTGATGACTTCCGCGCGGCGGCGGACTATGCCGCCCGCCCTGAGCCTGACGAAAGCCCGCCGGAGCCTAAGCCGCGCAAGGCCCCGACCGACAGCGCGCGCGTCAGCCTGGCGTGCGGGCACGTCCAGGAATTCAAGGATTATCATTATCTGTTACTGCCGCGCGTCGGCGACCTGCTCTGGTGCTACCAGTGCGCGCCGGGCGACGAGCGCGCGGTGACGCAGGTCGAGATGCTGGATTGAGCGACACGGCCCCGCCAGCCCGACAGGGCGGCCAGGAGGCAGGCTAACAAGCCGGGGCGCGGGCGTCAAAGCCCGCCGGGGCCATTGGGAACGAAATCACAAACACAGGAGATATAAAATGTCCGAAACGATCAGTCTCAAGGGGTTGGACAAAACTAAAGTTCTGGCAGTCCTATACAACGGCGCGAGAGTTCAAGGTCTAGGCTTTCTACATTACGACTCTGCGCCTATGAGCGCGGAAGATGCAAAAGAGCAACTGAAACGTGGCTCTTACTTTGATTACCTGAGCGGACGGGTGATGAAAGTTGATCTTTCAAGCGACGAGCTTGACCCGTGGCTTTATGATCGAGACAACGGTCAGGGAGCAGCGGCGCGTATGATCAATGCGCTCCGTGCTACGGATGACACTAACCCTGAAGAAGCCGAAATATCCCATAAGGAAGGGACACTCAAGGCGGCAGTAAAGTTTTTAGGAAAGTAATGACCATGAAGAATATTTGCCTGCGCTGCTGGCTGGCCTTCTGGGGCTGGGGGCGGGGGCATTGCCGGCACTGTTTTTGTTGCAAGTAGGAAACCGTTACCGCCCCCGACGCGGCCTTACCCGCACTACAGCGGCGCGCAAGCGCGCCGGGCGGCAGAAAGAGATCAAGGCCATAATCTGATTGGCGATCAGACTCTATCCCGAAGGTGACGATCACACAAAGGACAAAGGAAATGAACACCGACATGGAATTGACTTACGAAGACATTGAGCAGCCGCCAGAAGATGAAACTCCTCCCCCCGACGCGCCCGCTGGCGCGGCGATTGCGCCGGTGATCGACACGACCGCCATCGCGCCGCAGGTGGTGGACCCGGAGACGCTGCCCGACCTGGAGGCCGCCGAGCCGGGCATCTCGCTGAACCCGAAGTACCGCGAGTTCAACGAAGAAGGCGAGAGCGTGCGCGCCGTGTTCTGCGGCTTCACGACGATGCAGAGCCAGAACCAGGCGAAAGCCATCCCCGTCGCTATCTTCCAGACGCGGACGGAAGTTTTCGTCAATGCTGGCGCGAACCTGGTGCAACAGGTAAAGGCGCTCAAGCCTCAGACCGCGGTGCAGATTACCTACAACGGCAAGGAGAAGACCAAGAGCGGGAACTACGTCAAGACCTTCGACGTGCGCCTGCTGGTCTTCCCCAAGCCGGGCGCGCGTAGGGACGGGGTGTCCCCGTCCGCCGCCGCGAACGGCGACCGCGAACGGTGGGAGAAGTTCCTGAAAGCGCAGGAGGCCAAGGAGTCGGACATGCGTCAGGCCCTGGGCACGCTGCGGGTGAGCGAATGGCTCAAGGCGAAGCCGGGCCGCACTTTGGCCCAGGCGGAGAAGATCGTCATCGAAACGATGAATCCGTTCTAAGTGACCTATTGGGTGTTGGCTCAGCCCGGCGCGGCGCGCGTTGACCGCGCCGGGCACATCCCCCTAAGGAGAAATGACCATGAGCAAAGAAAGCGAATGCGAATTCAAGGCGCGCTACCTGCAATCCGAACTGGACGACTACCGCGCCGCCGACGAGCGCCGCGCCGAGCAGGAAGAGCGGGCGCGCCGCGAGCGCAGGCGGGAGCGTGAAGAAGAGTTCCGCGCCGCCGCGCGCCAGGCCGACGACTGGCCCGAGGCGCTGCGCAAAGGCGCGGCGCTGTATCGGCGCAAAGGCGCTTCCACCGAAATTGGGGATGACGATGCGCCTTTCTGGGAGAACAGTGCCCGCGCCTGCGAGCGCGCCCTGGAAATCTGGAAGGCGGTTGAGCGGGATGGGGCCACCGAGATTGCGGATCTCGAAGCGCGCATCCTCGCGCTGCGGGACGTGATGCGACAGGAGACGGCGCGGCGGCTGCGGCTGGCCGAGCCGCTCATCGAAGAGTACGCGCAGACGGCGCACGCGCTTCTGACGCTGACGCCCGAAGGTTTCCTGGACTGGTAAAGGAGATGACCATGACGAAGTTACGAGAAGCGGCGCTGGCCGCATGGGAGCAGCGCAAGCAGCAAATGGCGGAAAGCGACGCTGAAAAGAAAATCGAGTTGGGGCTGCGTACCCGCGCCGCGCTCACCAAAATCGGAGTCCACGCCGATCTCGTGGACGGGACCAGCGCCCTTGTGGACGGCGTGCACCTGCGCCGGANCACGGACGGCGATTGGCAGGTGGCCGGGACGTGCCCGGACTGCGGCGCGGCGGGCTGGTCGCCGCCAGTGAGCGACCTGGCCGGGATCGGGCAATACCTGGACGAGTTCCGGCTGGACTACGGCCATGTCTGCCGTGGTTATGGTTATTCCGATCACGACTTGCCGAACGCGTCCGACCGTCTGCTGGCCGCGCTCGCCTACTGGCTGGCCGAGCAGCAGGGCGGGCAACCATGATCCACACCGTAGCGCCATCCCCGGAACAGGTCGCACGCAATATCTACTGCGCGACCAACCTGAGCCAACGTAATGATGCCTATGCCAAATCGCAGGAGCGGCAATTCATTGACCTGGCCGCGCCGCACATTGAAACGGCACTGCATGAAGAAGCCGCCGCCGAGCGCGCCGCCTGCGCCCGCGACGTGTGCCCGCGCTGCGCGGCGGGGCAGATGCAGGCCCGTAAAAATCCGCTGGGCGAATGGGTGCATGCCGAGCCGGACGGAGTCACGCTCTGCCGCGCCGCCGGCATCTGGGAGCGCGGGCTCCTTGAGCAGGCGAAATGAGCGGCGGAAGCCACACTCACGAAATCGCCGCCGCCAATGTATGGCTTATCTGGTGGTCGGAGGGCGGCATCGTCCAGGACATTGCCGCGCTCTTCGATTACGAGGACGCGCGCAAGACCGTGACCGCTATGAAGGCCCTGCACGGGCGCAGATCTGTACAGCGCAGACTCATCACGCTGGACAGCCTGCCGCTGGACGTGGTCGAATGGCGGCGGAAGAATATCATCCCCCCCGCCTAGGAGGAACAAACATGAAAATCACCATCCGCCCCGCCGCCTTCCCCTGCCCGCTAGGAGCTTGCCCGCCTGGGCTGTTCCTATGCGGGACGACGACCCTGGGATTCAAGGACGCGCAGGGGGAAATGCACAACGTCATTTCCGGAGAGCTCTTCACGGGCGGCGAGGACGACGAGGCCGCGCGCGCGCGGCTCACGGCGACGCCGTGCGAAATGCTGACGGAGTTGCAACAGGCCGTCAGCGCCGCGCGCGCCGCGCCTGTAGTCGGGCGCAAACCAGTGCGCCAACGAACCACGCAGGCTGAAGGCGGCGGGCGGGCGGCAAAATTCCAATTGACTCGCCGTCGCATCCGCGTTATAATGCGGTTATCTTAGTCGCCGTCGTCAGGCTGCAAGGCCAGGCGGCGGCGCGGAGAGCGCGGCTGGCGTGGCAGCCAGACCGCTGACAACCCGGAGCAAAGACCTTTACGGTCGTAAGACGCTGGCTTGGTATCTGCCTTTTTCCGGGTTCGGGCAGGTGGCCGCCAAGCCGCCGGGCCAGCGTCCTATGTCCGCAAGGGTCTTTTTCTATGTCTGAGTTAGGCCAACAGGCTGAAGAGTACGCCAAAGCGGGATGGTACGTCTTCCCGATCAAACCGCGTGATAAGACACCGCTCACGCCGCACGGGTTGAACGATGCGACGATACGAATCGACATCATCCGCCGCTGGTGGGAGAAGGCGCCGCAGGCCAACATCGGACTCAACTGCGGCAAGTCCGGCCTGATCGCCATTGATCTTGACAAGCACGGCGAGCAAGACGGCTTGACGCAGTGGGAAACACTCACGCAAAGATATGGTTTGAATCCGATGACCGCCATCTCTCTGACCGGCGGCGGCGGCCGCCATCTCCTTTTCAGAATTCCCCAGGATTGCAAAATCAAAAACAGCGCCGGCAAGCTCGCGCCCGGCATTGATGTGCGCGGCGCGGGCGGCTACGTGGTTCTGCCCCCTAGTATTCACCCAAACGGAAAACCTTATGCCTGGTCGGACGACGTGGCGATTGAGCCGCTGCCCCTGCCCATCCTAGACCTGCTCACCCGCGAGCCTGATCCCTGGCAGGTGTTCACGCTCAAGGACGCCTTCGCGCCCCGAGACCCGCTCATATGGATCGTAGAGGGGATCATCTCCGAGGGCAGCCTATCCATCTGGTACGGCGCGCCGGGCACGCTCAAAAGCATGTTTCTTTCGGATATGGCCGTGAGCGTGGCTGCCGGCTATCGCTGGTTGACGCAGCCCGACAATCCGATGACCGGCCTCGTCACTGCGCCGGGCGCAGTCCTGTGGCTTGACTTTGACAATGGCCAGCGAAGAACGCACGAACGTTTCGCGGCCCTGGCGCGGGCGCGCGGAATTTCTGATGCCGCGCCGTTTTACTATGTCAGCATGCCGGAGCCGATCCTGGCCGCCGGGGACGGCGAGTCGGTGCGCGCCCTGGCCGCGCGCATGGTAGACCGCGACGTGCGCCTGCTCGTGATTGACAATTTGAATGTCATCGCGGGCGAGGCGGACGAGAACTCCGCCGAGATGAACGGCCCCATGTCCGGGCTGCGCTGGCTGGCAGAAACCGGCGCGGCGGTCGTCGTCATCCATCACCAGCGCAAGAGCAACGGCCTGGCGACGCGCGCAGGCGAGACCCTTCGCGGCCACGGCACCATCGAGGCCAAGCTCGACCTGGCCCTGCTCATCACGCGCGAGGAAGAGACCGTGACAGTCACGCCGACCAAGACGCGCGGGCCGATGATAAAAGCCTTCTCCGCCAAGTTCGCTTTCGAGAACGACCCATCGCACGAACTGGTCACCGCGCGTTTCTGGCCGTCCGAAACTGCCGCCGCCGACGCGGACGCGGACTTGCCCGACTCTGAGCTNCAAACCTTGATCCTGGGGGAGCTCCAAAAGTTCGGGGAGATGTCGGCAAACCAGATTTACGAGCGCATCGGCGGCAACCGGAACAAGGTGCTTGACATGATCCGGCACATGAGGGGAGGCAAGCAGTTGGGGGAGAAGAAAGGCAATCGCGGCGGTTTCCTGCTCTACCCGCTCGATTGACGATCTTGGCTGAGCCAAAAAAGAAGGGATACCAGGCATACTGGTATCAACTGGTATCAACTGTGATGATACCGGTCAAACTGCATACAGTCGCATTATTTCTGGTATATGGTATCAAGTGGTACCAACCCGGCTTTTTCCCCGTCTCTCTCTAAGAGAGACGGGGAAAAAGTCAAAAAGCGGGCGGAATGTGAGAACTGTTTGATTGGCTTATGATGGAACTTTATTCGAGGATGTTGGCTTACTTAGAAAAGCTTCCGGCGGCCATCTCAGGCTCCGGCGGCCACAACGCGACCCTGCGCGTGGCCTGCGAATGCTTCCGCTTCGGCCTGGAGCGCGTCGAGGCTTGGGACGCGCTCCAATGGTACAACGCCAATCGTTGCAGCCCGGCGTGGAATGAGAAGGAATTGCGCCACAAACTGGACGACGCGGAAAAGATCGTCTGCCGCACGGGGGAACAGGGCGCGCGCGTCCACATCGCCGCAGGCCGCCGCGCCCTGCGCGCCTTCGTCCCGCCGCCGCCTCCCGAACGCTACCGCGGGCGCATGGTCGCGCCGACGATCCCGGTATGCCAGCGTAGCGCGGCGGACGAAGAACTTTGGTGGGCGAAAGTCGCCCAGGAGCGCGGCGCGGCGCTGGAAGCTTGGGACCATCCCAAGCGGAGGCCGGAATGAATTGTATCCGTTGCGGTCAAGGAAGCTTGACGACCTTTACCACAGTCAGGCGTATCGAGTCGGACGGCCATCACGTCGCTTTCCGGCAATGTGACTTGTGCTTGCAGATGTGGGACGGTAAGTTCATCCCCTTGAATAAAATAAACTTCGACTCGCTGCCCTGGGCCGCCGGATCAATGGCTCCCAAATATTGCGCGCGCCGCGGCGCGCCATATGCTCAGACGCATCACTATTTTCCTGTCGTTTTGGCGCGTGAACACGGCATCAATCCCGATGATTGGCCGACTGAAGATTTGTGCGATGATTGTCACGGCCTTTGGCATTCCATCATCACGCCGGAATTGACAAAAAGGAATTGGCAGAATGGAAAACTTACCGCAAGCAATCCTTGACCTGATGGAGCAAGCCCGTCTTGCCGAAGAGAGAGTCGGACGTGAAAAGCAGCTGCGCGGCTTCGTGCCTATCGGCCTGGTCGCCCGCGCCTTTCGCCTGCGCGTGGAGGCGGCGCGCGCGCAGGCCGCGTGGGAGCGCGTGCTGCGCGAAGCCGCGCCGGACGCGCTCCCGGAGGGGATGGGCGCATGAGATTGCTCGACCTGTTCTCCGGCGCCGGAGGGGCGGCGGTCGGTTATCATCGCGCCGGTTTCTCGGAGATCGTCGGCGTGGATCGCTACTCCCAGCCGCGATATCCGTTCGATTTCGTCCCGGCCGATGCGCTGGAATACCTGGCTGCGCACGGGCGCGAGTTCGACGCTGTCCACGCTTCGCCCCCGTGCCAGTTCTACAGCGAAGCCACGCCCGAAGACTACCGCGCATCGCATCCCGACCTGATCGCGCCCGTCCGGGATGCATTGCGGGAGCTCGGCAGGCCCTACGTCATCGAGAACGTGGCGGGCGCGCGGGCCCTGCTCGTCAACCCGCTCATGTTGTGCGGATCGGCTTTAGGCCTGCCCATCGAGCGGCACAGGTTTTTCGAGATTTGGCCGGAGCAATTCGAGCTCACGCCGCCCTGCGCGCACCATTACGGCGCGACCTGGGCCATGATCGGCGGGCAAAGTCGCCGAGTTGAAATCCCGGTGCTGTGCTCCGGGGGCGGGGACGGGCAGCGCGCCAAGCGGAAGAACCACAGACCGCGCTCCACGGTCGCCGAGATCGGATGGGCGATGGGGATTGATTGGATGCTCCAGCGCGAACTGACCGAGGCCATCCCGCCGGCCTATACGGAATTCATCGGCACGATTTTATTGCGCGCAATGCGGGAGGACTTATGAGCATCTATGTCAACACCGAGGGCGCGCTGGTCGTCGGGCGCGGCTGGACGCTGACCGCCGAAACCAATACCGCGTTGGATGAATACCACGCTGAGCCGGACTGCGCCGGGCTGTTCAGCGTGGACGGCTGGTGCATCGTCGGGACGTACACGCGCTGGCACACGCGCCGCCGCGCCGCCGCCATTCAGCCGGGCAGGTTCGGCCTGATCCTGGGCAACTGCTTCTTCGGCTTCTGGCAGGACCCGGAAGCGGAAAGCTGCCGGCCATGAGCAAATACGGGGCGAAGCCCGTCACGCTCGACGGCCACCGCTTCGCGTCGCAGGCCGAGGCCGCGCGCTATGGCGAGCTGAAGCTGCTGGAGCGGGCGGGGAAAATCGCGGATCTGACTGTTCATCCGCGCTTTCCGATCACGGTCAACGGTCACAAGATTTGCGTTTACGAGGCGGATTTTTGGTATGTCAACCTTGAACAGGCCAGGAATTGCGTGGAGGATGTCAAAGGATTTTTGACCATCGCCTACCGCCTGAAGAAAAAACTGATGCTGGCAGTCCACGGCATCGAGATCAAGGAAATTGACGCGTCCACTCTGCGCAAAAGGAGCAGGCGATGAATGACAACGAGTTCCGACTCAAGCTCCAGGCCGCCCACCAGTCGAAGGACGACGGCGCCTGGGCACTGTGCGAGTTCTGCCTGGAAGCGCGCGAAGCCGGATACCCGCAGTGGGACGAGCGCATCGCCGCCTACGAGCGTCGCAGCCCTCGCACGGTACGCGATTGGGCAAGAGCTGCGGAATTCCGCCAGAACATAATCGGGGTGATGGGAGACTTGACCTATTCATTCTACCTGGTCGCGGCGCGCCATCTGGATCGTATCCACGTGTCCGATGTCATTCAATTGATGGAGACATGGGCCGTGACTCCCGGCGCGACGCTGGAAGCCTTCGCCGCGCAGCTGCACGACATGGCGGGCGGCGGCGCGGATGCGGACGCGGACGCGGAGCTGCTCTCAGGCAAGCTCCGCCGGTGGCACTCCGAGATTCTGGGCGAGATCGACCGCGCGCCGGCGCGGCTGCGCGACGCGCTGCACCTGGCTGCCGACGTGCTTGCGGATGCGAAGTGGGGGGCGGACGATGACTCCGGCGCGCGCGTGATGGAGATTTGGAGCGCGCGCGAAACGGCGCTCTATCTTGAGCGCCATCCTGCCGATCATCCGCGTTTCGTCGCGCTCACGGGCCGCGCCTGGGCGGGCGTGGCGCGGGTGGTGGTCAGGGCCAGCAGGGAGAACGGGAGCGGAGATAATTGATAATGCGTTTCATATCCGGTGAAGAAAAACACAGGCAGTTCCCAGAACTTACAGACAAGCCTGAGACAGTAAATCTGTATGAGCGCGGAAATTTCACGATTAACAAAGCAGGACGAGATTTACTGATCGAGATCGTACAAGACGGCACACCTGCATCACCCGCCCTACGGCGGGGGACGCCAGGTGCAAGTGTCTATTACAGCAACGACGGGCGCGGCCCAGGCATGGCGCGCATCATTTTGACCAAGAACGACATGATAAAGTTCGAGTGGAAACCGAGCGCGCAGAGCCGCAAGTGGCGCAGCGCGGCACTTCCGGCGGCATTTTGGAACTCGGAACACTGCGGATGGAAGTTGCGCAAGGTGAAGAAACCCCGGCACTTGCGCCCGGGGCAAGTGTGAACGTTTCCGAAGCCCGCGCTCGGCCTGCCGACGCTGCCGCCGCGCGATCGCACCGAGGCGCGGCTCATGGAGCTGCTCAGGGTGAAGGCATGAACGCGATCGGCTTCGACTCATGGCATGGTTATTACAAACCCTGGCCTAAAAATATCTTGCTAGCCGAGTCGTATCGGCACCCGGCGAAGGTGAGTTTCGCCCTGGCCGAGCGCATTTACCGCCACTGCCTGGACGAGGTCTGGCTCAAGCCTGGAAATCGAGTCATTGATCCTTTCGCAGGGATCGGCGGCTTCGCCTTCCACGCGATGCAGTTCGGGATGGACTTCGTCGGCATGGAGCTTGAACCGGACTTTATCGAGCTGGCCCAGGAATCCTATACCTGCCCAGGCTTCGACCGCGACTTCTGGCGGCGCTATCAGGGCCGCCAGGAGTTCATCGGCCTGTTGCGCGAGATGCGCGCATTATGCCCGTCGTGCGAGACGGCGCTCGCGCCGAAGGCGAAGATGAATAAACGGACGGGCAGGGTCATCGAGCGGCGCATCCCGCATCAGGCGGCGCACGTCTACCGGGGGAACATCCCGCGCTGGGAGAACCGCTTCAACGGGAGCTTCGCTCAGCGCGGGACGGCGCGCATCGTCCAGGGCGACAGCCGCCGCCTGCTGGCCGTGCTCGCCGAGTCGGGTGCGGCGGCGTGCGTGGCCTCACCGCCTTATGTGAGCGGCGGACATCATCCTGACCAAACCGGAGCCTGGGGCGGGCAAGCGCAAAGCGTGCCGCGAAATTTGGCAGGATATGGACAGGCCGAGGGTCAGATGGGCCAGATGCCCGAAGGCCGACTCGACGCCGCCATCTCGTCGCCGCCCTACGCTGGGCCGCCTGGACATGACAGCGGCCATCCGCGCCTGGACGCTATCGAAGACGAGCGCCGCGTCCGTGAAGGCAGCAGCCGGCGAAATGGCTACGGCGCAAGCACCGGCCAGCTCGCGGCGCTGCCCGATGGCGCGCTGGACGCGGCGGTGAGCTCTCCGCCTTATGAGGCGTCCATCAATGCCGGGAATGACGCCGACGAGGCGCGGCAGCGGAAAGCGGAACGCTATGCGCGCGGGGAGTTCAAAACGCAGCGACCCGATGTATTTGTATCACCTGACAATATCGGAGCGCGGGGAATGTTCAATGGCACTTATGGAAAATCTGAATCACAAGTCGGCGCGATGCAGGGCGATACATTTTGGTCTGCGAGTCGCCTGATCCTGGAGCAGACGCGCGCCGCGCTGCGCCCAAGCGCCCATGCATGCTGGGTTTTGAAACCATTCGTCCGAAACCATGCCGTCGTGGACTTCCCCGGCTACTGGCGGCAGGTCTGCGAGTCGGTCGGCTTCCGGCTGTTGCACGTCCATGTCTGCTGGCAAGTGGAACAAAAAGGACTCAAGCAGCTCGGCCTGGACGGGACGGACAAGGCGATGGAGAAGTGGTGCGCTTCGTTCTTCCGCCGCCTGCACTCAAAGAAGTACCCGCACCTTAAGATTGACTTCGAGATCGTCCAGTGCTATGGCCGCGACTAACGGACGCAAGCATCGGCGCAACCCCTGCGCGCTCCGCTCCGCGTGCGCCTGCGAGCGCGCCGGGAGCATCGCGCCGGAATGTATGGACGGCATCCTGCATCCGTTCGGGCGCAACGGTGACCGGGGCGACGTGTACCACGGCCTGCCGTGCAAGTTCGACGCGCTCTACAATCTGCACTGCAACGCCGACGGCACGCGCTTCCGGCGCGGCCCGCGCCCCATCTCGACCGGGGAGATGCTCAAGCGCGCGCGGGCGCGCAATTACAACCTGCGGAAGCGGTGCGCCGCGCCCGCGTGCAATACGATCATCTCGAACTCCGCCACGCATTGCCACAAGCACGCGCAGGGCGGCGGCAGGGGCAAGCTGCGGTTTTACGCGGCGGGTCGCAAGCGTGCTTGACCGGGTAGGGTGGGGCGCGCCGATGATCCCCCTGCCCCGGAAGGGCGCGCTCGGCGGGCGGCGCGGGGGCGGTGAGCGTGTTTTGTGCATAGGTGGGACACGTTGAATCGGCGCGGATACCGGCGGGACGGTTTGTGACAGGCGAGATACCCTAAAAAATGGCAAAAAAGGCTCTTCCATGCAAATTCTGCCGTCAGCCCAAGACCGGCAACCATTACAAGTCTGCCGGGTCCTAAGAAACGTACTGGCGCTCCCGGTCTCTCCGGAGCCGGGCGAGTGTAGCTGCGGCTGTGGCAAGCCCAAGCCGACGCGCGACCGATGGGGCAGAGAGCGCGCTTACCTGCGGGGGCACGCGCCGGGCAGCAGGGGCGGGAAGCGGCGAGATTGAAAAGCAGCGCGATGCATGGTAAAATGAACACGTCACAGAAGAGCGGGCGTTTTCATTTTGCCAACCAAACAGCGGCCTGCGTGCGGCGTCCGTTCTTCTGTGACAAGAGAATGGCAAAGTACGCGGGTCGCTTTTTGGTAATGAGATGGCAAGGGCAAAGAAAAAGAAGCCAGTTATCGCGCTTTATGGGCGCATCGGAATTGAACGCGGTTATTGCAAAGATTGCCAAACAACTTCTTTCATCCGCGATGGGTGCTATGTATGCTGTGGAGCAATTGCAGTGAGCAAAAAACCAAAGAAGTTTGAACGGGAATCGGCCACTACTCAACGCCGAAAAATCCCAAACCGCGAAGAACGTGAGCACATTTTGGAAAATCAGGGCTATGCCTGTTTTTATTGCGGCGTTGCCTTCAAATCAATCCGCTATCGAAACAACGATCCTATCCTTATTCAATTGACCTGGGATCACAAGTTGCCCTATGTGATTTTCCAGAATAGCGACCCGGATAATTTCGTCGCCGCTTGTCAGGTTTGTAACGCCTTGAAGCACGATATGGTCTTTCAGACTCTTGAAGATGCCCAGGTATTTCTAGCCATTCGGCGCAAGCAAAAAGGATTTGACTTCTGAAATTAGAAATCCGCGCATTTGGCCGTTTCAGGATCGCGCTAGAGCAAAAAACGGTTACGTGACCACAGGTCACAGGATGCTATTTTGAATGCGACCACAAAAAACGCCCGCCAGACCGGAAATCGAACAAAAGGCGCGTGAAGGGCTTTTAGAATTGAAAGAGCGTTTTTTTACTTGGCGTGGAGTGGCAGAACATCTCAAGGAAAAATCAGGCCTGATTTTTGATCGGGGCTTTTTGCGCCGCGTCGCCAATAGAGACCGTGGCGCTCCCAATAAACTCCTTGTCGCTCTCGGATTGCCCCCAATTCGTCAGGCACTTGCCGATGTCTGCCCGCGCTGCGGCGTGGTACACCTTCGCAAATGCCGCGCGCGCAACATGCCGGAGTGGGTGAGCCGGGCCGCCGACTGGCTGGCGGAGCGGGAAAGGAATCTATGAATGGCCCTGCAGCGTGGCACGAGATGATCTTGGACAAGGCGCACACCAGCGGCGCCGAGGAGTGGGCCTGCCCTGCCTGCGGACGGCGCTTCCTGGTCGAGTGGTCGCCATACTGCATGATCGTCGTGGAGCCCGGCGACCCGTCCGCGCGGCACCGGGGCAGCCAGGTGGACGAGGCGACTGTGGCGGCCTACGCCGAGGAGGAGGCGAGACTCGCGGATGACCCCAGGCTGGCGACCTTCGAGGCGTGGCTGGATGGAATTCAACTTGATTGAGATCTTGTCAATTTTCCCAGGGATAGATTTGATGAATCTTCTGATTGAGATTATCTCCCCCGATGGGCTATGGCGGCTGACCTATTCGCTTCCAGTCGACGTCGTTCGTATTATCGCGGATCCGTCACGCTCCATTTGGCGCGATAGGTGGGTATGGGGATTCAACGCAAATGCTGAACAGATCGAGGCGCACCTGATTTCAGTTGAAGAAAATATCTCATTAGGTTAGATCACCGCCAATTTCTTCGGGTCAGCCCGCGTCCACAACTCCGGCGTCCCGGTCTCCGCATTGGCCCGGCTGACCTGTAGCCAGTCCCCCACGATCTGCCACACGTCCATCGGGTAGCTCAGCGGCACGACGCCGCCGGGCCGCGCCGGCCAGGGCGTTACCAGGTCGTCCAGTAAAATCACCACGTCAGCGGTAGTCGTCCGAATCTTGAACGGCGGCGCGGGCCAGGACGATCCTTCGGCTTCGCTCAGGAGCGGCGGCGCTTCACCCGAAACGTAGAGCCACTTTTCCACGCGCACGTCGATCCAGCCGCGCTGTCGCGCGAACTCCGCCGCCCAGGCGACGGCAGCGGGGTCGTCGGCCTTCACGCCGATATACATGCGGCTCATATCAAAGCGTCCTGTCCGCGCGCCAATTGCGCGATCATCGTCGCCAGATCGTCCGAAACGCCGCACTCCAGCGTGCACGTCTCGGCGGCATCCTGGTAACTCGTGCGCGTGACGATGAAGGTCAATCCGGCGGCGCTCACGCCGACCTCGTCTGTCAGGTAATTCTCGATCTTGACCCGTTTCCCGGCGCGCAGCTGCGAGGCCGGGATGACCTGCCCCTGCTTGCCGCGCAGCCAGCCCACGACCGGGATGCCGCCCGAAACATAGAATTTCTCGTCCTTGTTGCTCGCCAGAAAGCGCCGCGCGAAATTCGTGGCGACCGCGCTCGACGTGAAACTGGAAGATAAGATTTTCTCGCGCTGACCGTAGGTCGTGACGCTGGTCGTGTCCTCGAGATTGGCGTCGTCGTCCGGCGTCAGCCACTGCGTGCGCCCCTCGCCGTCGCGATAGGAGACCACGATCCAGTTCCAGACTTCCGTCTTACGCAGTTCCAGCCCGGCCAGCGCCGCGTCGTCGATGCGCAGCGCATAATCGTAATCAGTGAGCGCGCTCTGCTGCTTGAACGCCAGCACCGGCTCGCCGTTGGGCGTCGCGGCGGCCTCGCTTTCCAGCAGATAGGCCGCCCAGGGGTTGAATGAGGCGTCGCCCAGCGCCGCCAAGCGCGCCAGGTTGTCGGCGGCCATCTCATAGTCCACGTCGCCCCCCGTGACCCAGGGTTCGAGCGTGAGCGTGTTGCTGTCGATCTGCGTCTCGTCCGAGTTCACTTCCGCGATCGCCGCGCGCCAGTCCTTTGCGATCTCAGTCGGCGTGATCGAGCCGGTCTCGGTATACATTTTGACGTTCGTGATCTGCCCGTAAACGCTCCCATCTTCAACCGGCGTCTGCGTCGCGTCCGACATGAGCTCCAGGTCGAGCGTCTGGCGCGGCGTGCCGAGGGTCACATCCTGGCTGCCCGTACTGCTCCCGGCGGCCACGCGGCTTACGCTCCACACATCTGCCGCGCCCGTGTTGTCGCGCAGGCGCAGCGTCCAGGAGGCCGCCGCTGCGCTGGTGGTCAGGTCGTAGTCCATCGTCACGCGCTTGATCGTCTGGCCCGTCGGGACGCTGTAGCGCACGCGGTAGAGTTCAGTGGCGACCCAGGCCACGCCCTTCGGCGTGATGCGGATGCGCGCGCGCCGGTCGTCTCCCGCCTGCGGCTCGTCCGTGACCGTCTGGCTGATCCAGGCATCCGTATCAATACGCGTGTCGCACCAGGGCTTTCTCAGGCCGCGCACGCCGAGCAGCTGCCCCCAGTAGCCCGCCGCCACGAGCCAGCGCCCGCCGCGCTCGCGCTGCGCGCTATACCCCGGCGAGATGAGCACGCCTTCGTAGACGATGCTCAGGCCATTGCGCACGACCAGCCGCTGCCCGGCCTTGAACGGCCACGCCGCGCTGGGATCGCGCGGGATGAAACAGGCGAAGGTCCCGAACAGGCCGCCGGGATAGAAGGTGTCAAAGGCCAGCTGTTCAGCGCGCCGCAGATCATTCACCATATCGGAGGCGCGCGTCGTCCCGCTGCTGTAAATTTCGAGCGCTAGATCGTTCAGATTCATAACAGAGCATAACGCGGGGTAATAAGAATGCGGTTGAAGGTGAGCGTATTCGTGATGGTCGGGTTGGCGTCCGTATCTCCGTTGAAACAGATCAACAGATTGAGCTTGCCCGGTACGAGTTCCAGAACATCCCCGATCATTTGCAGATCTTTATCCACAGCCAATCCGCTAGTGATTTGAACAGCGCCCGCCGCATCCAGAACAAAACGCGTTCCCGTGGTAATGGTCGAAACTTTTACGATGGGGCGCGGCAGGACCGCGAAATAATCTACGCTGACATTCGCCGCTCCGGCCACACTTCGTTTAGCGCGCAGCGTCCAATTCGAGCTCCCGCCGGTGATAAAAACGCCCAGGTAATCTTTGAACCAGCGCATCGTAGGCAGGACGATCGGCGGCGTCCGCATCAGGCGCATGGCGGCCCCCAGCGTGACGCTCAAAAATTCGGTGACGGTCTCGGAATTCCCGAAATCGAACGCGGCGGCGATCTGCAAATTCGCCCCGGCGTCCATCATGCGCGCAAAGAAGATCACTTCGCGTCCTGCCAGCAGATCGTAAACAGATCGTAACCCCCCGCCGTCAGGAAGCCTGACGGCGTAATTCCCACGGGGACGCTGCCCGTATTGACGCTCGTATCCAGGTATTCACCGCCGCTCGAATTGGCGTCCACCACGCCGCTCTGCTCGACGTATAGAAAGCTCGTGGGCAACAAAAACTTGCCGTAATCTATGTCGCACAGGCTGATCCAGACTGAGCCTAAACTGCTCAAAAGAACTTCTAGCGCCGTTTCCGCCTGAAGGCTGCCGGGCAGGCCGCCCGCGGCGAGCCAATTATCCCGCGTCGAATCATCACAGTTATCGACTATCGAGTCGCCGTCCTTCGTCCACAACCAGGGCAGCGCCCCCACGCGCTCCACGTCGGCGGCGACCTGCGTCAGGTTGGTGTAGTCGTCGCTGACCTGCGCCGCGGTCAATTCCACGCCGAAGACGGTGAAGTCCATCGCCGTGCAGACCGCCTGCTGCGCGCTGGAACTGTTGCACAGCAGGTAGAGCGTCGCCGCCGCCACCGGGTCGAAGCTGGCGCTGGAGGCCGCGCTGGCGCCGTCCTTGTAGATCGCGATCCCGCTTGGCCCCCACACGAAATGCAGGAACAGGATATTGAACGCGCCGAACGTCTGCGCCGCAGTGCTGATCGTCGTCGTCCCGTCGGTGAAATAGAACTTGTCGTCGCTGGCCTGGTAGTAGGCGTTCAAGCCGGACGCGCCGCTGGAGAACAGATACTGCGTCGCGAGCGAGGCCGAGACCGTGTTCGCCAGGTGCGGACGCCAGACGATGCGTATGCAGCCCTGCGCTTCGCGGAGCGTGTCATCCGTGGCGGTGATGGTGAGCACCGTCGCCGTCTGCGTGCTCGTGCTGGCGTGCGCCGTTCCAGACCAGGCGCAGCCGAGCTGGTCGCCGTAGAAGAAGGGCCGCTGGTCGATGGCGGCCAGCGCCTGGAAACCGTCCACGTAGACCTGGCGCGGATACTGGACGGAAACGCCCGTCGCCGCCGCGATGCCCAGGCCGGTGACGCTGGCCTGCAGGAGATACCAGCCGTCGCCGACGGAAATGAAAGTCGTGGTCTGCTCGACAGTGTCGTAAATGATCTTAAGGTCACTGGCCGTCACCGCCGCGCCGTCCTCGCGTTTGGCATAGCACGAGAGAACGTGTGTTTCCACCGCCAGCGTCAGGCTCTGCGTGAATGCGCCCGTGGCCGTCGTGATGCAGTACAACCGCGCCGAGGCCGAGCCGAACAAGGTAAAATTCTCGTCGGTGTTCTTTTCGCTGACCAGCGCCGCCGCCGTCGTCCAACCCGTGTCGTAGGTCGTGTTTCCGAACACCGGATTGGTGAATAGATTCGTCAGCGGGCCGGCCTGGACGACCAGGCCGCGCGAGAAGTTCTTGCCGATGTCGTCCTCGCGCGCCGCGCCTTTGGCCGAGCACAGCCGCTGCTTGCGCCCGACGGCAACGCCCTTGACGATCAGCCGCGCGGCGCACTGCGGCAGGGCCGCGTCGCGCGTCTGCGCGTAGAGTTCCGATACGCCCGCCCAGCCGTGCAGAATTTCGTAGAAGAGCGTCCCGTCCTGCCCCCACAGCGGCGCGGGCGTATCGCTGTTCGGTTTGAATTCCAGATAGAGCGGTTCGGATTCGTCCCCGGCCAGCGAGAGGAACGCTTGCACGTCGGCGATCCCGCGCCGGTTCTCCCATTCGCTCGCGCCCAGGACGTGCAGCCCGAAGGTGAAATCGCGCTCGTCCACGTTCACGCCGACGACGCGCGTCGCGCCGCTCCGGTTGGCGCTCGATCCGCGCGCCAGCGTGGGCCGCGTGGCCGGGGCGGGCGGCACGAAATCTTCTGCGACCAAGTAGCGCCCGGCCATCAGGTCGAGCGACTTCACACCTTTCACGAGCTTGAAAACAGCCGTGGTCATTATTGCGTCCCTGCGCCGTTGCGCAGCGCGGCGCGCAGTTCGCGGCCCAGGAGCGTCACGGCGGCGCGCGCGACTTCGCCCGCGTCCTGCCCCGGCGCGGCGTTGACCACGACGGCGCCGGGCATGATCGTGACGCTGCCCGCGCTGGCGAGCGCCGCCATGGCGTCCTGGCGCGTCAGGACGTATCCGCCCGTCTGCGGCGTCACCACGACCTCGGGCCGCGTCGCCCACGATTCGTTCACGCCGATCATCTGCCCGGCCATGAAGCTGCCGCCGTGCTGCCGCATTCCGCCGATCTCAATTTCCGGCTCGCTAGGGACAATCACGACGCCGCCCGCCTGCGCGCCGCCGCCTCCGCCCCCACCCCCGCCCGTGTGACCTTCGTCCGGCGGGATGCCCGCATCGGGTACTGGCCCCCCGCCTGGGACATTGCTCTGGATGCGGACGCTGACCCGAACTTCAGTCGGGATTTCTAGGATGGCGTTCGTGATGAGGTCGATCTGCTCCAGCCAATCATCCCAATTCCCGGATTCAGCGACATCCCCCACCGCGCCGATAACAGCCTGCGTCGCGTCAGCAGTCTTTTCGTCGATCAATCCCCACTGCCGGGCGAGCTCGGTCAGATGCCCCGCGCCCTCCTGCGTCAGATCGGCGTTCGCCAGCTGCTGCGCAACGATGTTGAAGATGATCTTGCGCGTGGCCTCGGTGTGCGCGGCTTCGTTCTCGGCGTATTTCGTTTCGAGCTCCCCCAGGCTCTCCATTTCCCGCGCCGCCGTTTCGCTCTGCACGCCCGCCAACTCGTTTAAACGCTCTTTCGTCTGGTCGATCTCGTCCTGGATGCGGTCGCGCCGCTCGATATAGTTCTCGTCTTCCTCGCGGATCGGCCCGGCGATCAGAAAGTTCAGATCCTTCAAGGCTTCGTTGTAATCTTTGAGCGATTCTTTGGCCGCCTGCTCTGCAACTTCCTGATCTTGCAGCGTCGGGCGCAAGTCCAACAGCGCCTGGTTATTCGCTTCCAGCAGCCCGATGCTTTCGCGGCGCTGGTCGCCGACGTTGATGAGCGCGCGCGCCTGGTTGTATTCGGCCTCGGTCAGGATATTGGTCGTGTCTGCCACGAGCCGACCGGTCGGAACGCCTTCCTCCCAGAGTTCGATGGCGCGTCCGGCGATGATGTTCGTGCGCTCCATTTCGGCGCGGTAATCGGCGTAACTGCGCGACGTGCCGACGATCGTCTGTTGGTGCGCGTCGATCTCCTTTGTGACACTCGTCCAGAAACCTGGACCCGCGATGGAGATGAACGTGTCCAAACCTTGCGTCAATTCGGTGAGCGCGACGAATGTATCGCGCAATGCCGGGTTTAAATCTTCCCCCAACTTGGTCCCCGTCGCTTCCAGCGCGTCCACCAGGTTGGAGAGCGCCCCGCCAGCCGTCTGCGCCTGCTGCGCCATCAAGCCGCCGAAGTCGGCGCGCATCCCGGCCAGGATGGCCTGGATGCCCTGCTCGGCGGGGATCAGGCCCTTCTCGACCATCTTCTGCACTTCGGCGGTCGTGACGCCCATGCTCTCGGCCAGCAAGCGCCAGGCGGGAATGCCGGCTTCGGTGAGCTGCAGCATCTCCTGACTAGCGATCTTGCCGCGCGTCTGCATCTGGCCCAGCGCGCGCGTGATGCGGTCAATGCCGAATGATCCCGTGCCGAGGGCGGCGGTGGCGTCGCCCACGTCGCGCAGGATGGGGATGATCTCCGAGGCGGTGAAGCCGTAAGCCATCAGGCGCTTGCTGGCTTCGGTCAAATCGGTGAATTGAAACGGGGTCTTGGCGGCGAAGGCGCGCAGCTCTTCCAGGTGCCGCTGCGCTTCGGCGGACGAGCCGGTGAGCGTCGTGAAGGCGATGCGCGTCTGCTCCATATTCATCCCCAAGCGGACGATCTCTTTGCCCAGGCCCACCACGCCGGCCGTGATGGCCGTCACGGAGATGTAGCCCCCCAGAGTCTTGAGCAGGTCCCCGGATTGGGTCTGCGCCGCCCGCGTGCTGTTCCCCAGGCTTTTTACGCCCCTCTCGCCTTCGTCTATAGCGCGGGCGAAGGCGCGCAGCTGCGCGGAGAAGTTGTCGGCGACCGAGAGCCGGATGGTGGTTTCGCGCGTCGCCATTTAATCGCCTAGCAGGATCAGGAATTGCGCCAGAAGTCCGGCTTCATTTCCAAGCCGGACGGCCTGCTCCAGGAGCGCAGCGCGCTCCATTTCACGCCAGCGTTCATAGGCCAGCATTTCGGCCCGTTCAAGGCGCGGCAATCTCCGCCATTGGCTCGGCGTCAGCCCCCGGCGGATCATCGTCTTGTGGGAGAGCAGCATCAACGGATCGAAAGGAGCGCAGGATGTTTCCCATCTCCTCCTCCGTCACCGCGTTCAGGCGGTTGGAGACGGTCAGCAGCGCGCGCCAGGCCCATCCGCCCATGCGATTCTTGAGCGCGTCAATTTTTTCAGTTTCAGTTTCGCCGGGGATTTCGATCTGCACCGCCGCCAGAAGCACGCGGTGGGCCAGCAGTTGGTCAGCCTCTTCGACGCCGCGCACGTAGTCCGGATGGTCGTAGTCCAGGATCTCCGTCACGCGCCCGTTGACCTTCTGAAAATCTTTGACCGGCGGTTTGGGCCTGCTTATCGTGCGCCGCAGCTGCCACAAGGCCTCTTCCGAAAGCGGCTTGACGGGGACCAGGATCAACTTTCCGTCCGGGCGCGTCAACGTCACAAGCACCGGGGTTGTGCCCAAATCGTCCAATGTTGTAGCCAGCATCGGCTCATTAAGCATGGGTAATTTCCCTGAAGGTGATCTCACCTGCCCTGGCGGGCATGCGCCAGGGTTAGATCATCCGCCTAGTTCCCGAAGGCGCTCCAGGCGTTGGCGGCCATCGCGTAGCGCCCGCGCATCAGGTCCCCGCCAGCCTGCTGGAAATTGGCTTCCGAGACCGCGCCGGAATACAGCACGAATTGCGCGCTTTGCGTTACGCCGCTGGAAATCAAACCTTCAAATTTCGCGTTGACGGCGGCGGAAGCATTGGCGAGCCGGAAAAGAGTCAGGTCGGCCAGGAGCGTTTCGATCGCCAGCTCTGCACGCCGCCCGGTCAGAACGCGCCGATAGACCTGCCCGAAACCGCGAAATTCCTGCCAGCCGTAGACGAAACGCAGGCTGGCATTCTGCGCGAAGCCGATCCCGCTGCCGCTCGTGCTCCCCGACGCGCTGGCATATAAGTAGAGTTTGCCCTCAGCGAAGGCATAGACCTCGCCCGTTCCCGGCCCTGGCATGGCTCAGGCGATATAGCCGCTGCCGGTGGGCCCGGTCATGGAAAGCGCGCGCCAGGTCTCCTGCCACTGGTTGCCGTTTTCGCCTTCCGTCCAGCCCTCCGTGACCTTGACGCAGTTGTGAAACTGATAATACTGCGCCGTGACGCTCGGCAGCTCTGTGTCCGTGCCCTTGATCTCAAAATGGACTTGGGGGGTCGAAGCGCCCGAGGCGGTCGCAGGCGCGGCCTTGTTGCCGGTCACAGCTTGCAGGTAGGTGAATTGCAGTTCCTGCGCATTAACGGTCGTGACCTTGTGATGATGGGCCGTGCCGCGCTCCATGACCGTCGCCACGCCGCGCGCCGAGTTGTAGGTCGTTCCGGCCTGGACGAACCCGATGAGCGCCGTCAATGCGCCCGAGGCCGTGGCCCAGCCGCCGGTGCCCGAGGCCTGCGCCCAGCGCAGCGCTCCTTCAGCAAACGTCCTGACTTCTCTTGACATAGCCTGACTCCTTTGTTAGTAAGGGCGGGACGCTACGCGCCCGCCCCTTCAGGCTCTCAGGCTCTTGGGATCGTTTATCCAGCTGTCACTCGCTCCAGCCAGCGGTATTGTACCACCAGCCGGACGCGCATCACATCCGGGTTTGGGTCGGGCGCGACCGGCGTCTCGCGCGCGGGATTGGCGCGGATGATCGTACCGTTCGCGGTCGGGCTGGCGGTTGTACCGTATATGTCCAGAATAGAGATGCCTGCGCCGGTGGCGAACACGCGCGCGGCCATGTCGCGCATCTGGCGCAGATTGCGCACGTGCAGCCCGCTGGCGCGCGCGTAGGATTCCCAGCAAGAGACTTCCGCCAAGCCGATCTGCTCCGCGCCGCGCCAGCCGTCGTCCAGCGCGCGGCCTTGCGCCATTTCGCGCGTCTCCGTTCCCAGGTGTGCGACGCTGAAGCTGGGGAATGTCAGCGGCTGCTGCGGCATGTCAAAATTCACGACGGCGCTCGTCATCCATGACGGCAGCCCTTTGGCCGTGATCTGCGTCTCGAAAAAGTCATTGAAAGAACCGGCTACATTGAAGAACGCGCCGGGGTGGGCGGTGAAGGGCATCAGTTTTTATCCGCCCCTTTGTCGGCTTGCATGGCTTCTTCGAGAAACGCCTTAAGCGTTTGGATGCCACCCGCATCAGTCTGATACATCAGATTATAAGCCCCGCATTCTTCGCCGTCGTCATAACGCCAATAGATATACGTTTTGTCTTCGGGCTTTTCAAAAACGGCTACAATCTTCTTTTTTCGTGAAAAGGGATAGTTTTTTTGCATTACAACTCCAGCCAGCGCAGGTTAGGGTCGAGCGGGTCGATCAATCCCAACTCTTTTTCAAGTTCTACCTGCCCCGTGAGTTGGGCGGTGTCCAAAAATCCGGCGGGGGCCTGGCGCGAATGGCCCTGATTGAGCTGCTCAATGTAGCCGACGTTGCTACCCTGCGTGATCGTCAGCCCGCCGTCTTCGCTCCGCCAAGTCGCATCGGCGGCGCTGGCCTCGTTGCCCGGCTTGCCGATATCGCTCGGCGTCCAGTGCCCCCAGGAGGCGCGCGCCCGGCCCGTGTCCACGGGCATCTCGATTTTGACGCGCTTCTCGACCGCGAAGCTGGCGCTCTTCACCGCCTGGCGCGCGGCGCGGGCCGTGGCGCGCTCGGCCTGGCTCGCCTGGCGCGCGAGTTTGCGGTAGTCGCTGGCGTCAATCGTGATTTGCATTAATAAGGTATCCCTTCCCGTTCGATGTCTTGCATCAACCGGTCGCGGAACTCCGTGATCTCCTGGCGCGTCAGGTGCGAGGTGGAGACGATAGACTCGTTGTGCTCGCGCGCTCCCTTGAACCAAAATTCCTCGGGCAGTTCTTCTTCCCATTTCACATCGTATTTTACACCCAAATAATCTTCCGCGCGCCGCGTCATAGGCGTGCCAGGGAACGGGATGAGCGTGTTCACGTCCACCCGGTCGGGGCGGTGCGTAAGAATCCAATCGCGTGTGCGCTCCATGCTCTCGCGGTCTTCTCCCGGCAGGCCCAGGATGAAGGACGCTTTGAACTTAATGCCCAACTGCTTACACCAGCCTAAGACTTGCGTATCCTGCTCGATGGTCGTGCCTTTATGGACGTTGGCTTTGATGCGATTGTCGGCGCTCTCCACTCCGGCCAGCACTTGGACCAGGCCGCCCTCGGCCATCTGCCGCAGGTAGTCCAGGCCGCCCTGGTGCGAGATCACGTCCGTGCGCAGGAAGCAGCGCCATACGACGCTGTACCTTTTCATCACTTCCAGGAGGGAGAGCATGCGCGGCTTGTTGAGCGGCAGGATGTCGTCGTAGTACATCAGCCCCGTGTGTCCGCGCTCGACCGCTTCGCGGATTTGCGCCTCGACGATGGAGAGGGGTTCGTAGCGCACGGAACGGTCCCAGATCACGCCGTTCCTGCCCGACTCGCAGAAGGCGCACGCCATCGGACATCCGCGCGAAGTGAAGAGCGTGGTCGTGCGATGAGGACGCCCCTCGCGATCGTGGAGCGTCGCGTGATATTTGTCGTCCCATCTCCTGACGGGCGGCAAGGCCCAATCCAGCGGGCCGGGCGTGATCGGCGGCGCAAAGGAAAGCGTCGTTGCGCGCCGCGCGGCCCCGGATACGATCCGACTGACCGTCTGCGGATGGTCGCTCTCGCCCGACACGATCACATCGAAGCCCAAAGCGCGGCAAGAATCGGGGTTCGTCCAGGG